CGCAAGGTCGGCTAGGCTCAGGGTATACTTGACGCGGGCGGCGTCCGCTGGCGCGTTGCCGGACTGACGACCAACAGCCTGAAGCCTTGGCGTCAAAGGCAACGCGGTTATCCAGCAATGTGAAGGCTGCTGCCGCGAGGGCCGGCAGGGCGTGGACGCCCGAGATGGATGCTGCGTTGCGTATGATTACAGGCAATGCGGCGCCCCCAGCTTCCGGTCAAGGCCAGACCCCGCCAACTTCCGGTCGAGGTCAGGCCCGCCCGGGCGGCGGCCCCGCTGCCAATGGCGCTGGCGCGCCCAGAGAACTTACTTACAACCCCGCATCAGGGAAGATTGAATAGTGCCTATGATCCGCGTCAAAGCGCCAGATGGGTCTTTTGTAAACTTTCCCGAAGGCACCGCCCCGTCTGTAATGGAAGGCGCGATGCAGCAAAAGTTTGGCGGCCCCACCACGGCCCCCGCCACCGCCCCCGACGCAGTGCCGCAGCGCCGCCAGTACGGCTTCTTTGAAGGCATGCTGCCAGCCGCTGTCCAGCAGGCTACCGAATTCGCCGCCCCGGTGGCTGGGTTCGCCCAGGGCGTTGCCGGTATAGGCATCGGCGCCGAGGAGTTGCTCGGGCGCGGGCTGCAAGCTGTAGGAGCCGAGACGGCGGGCGGGCGCCTTCGGGACTTCGCTGCACAAGGCCGCGAGGGCTGGGACAAGGCTATGGTCCCGTTCCGCGCGGCGGCCCCCACCGGCACGGGTATGGGTAAGCTGGCTGGCGAAATAGCCGTGACCTACCCCGTTGGCGGTTTCTTGGCCGCGCCGGTAAAGTTGGCGGGGAAGATTATCCCGGCGGGGACCAAGATAACCGAGGCGTTGTCGAAAGCGTTGACCACGGGCGGGTTCCGCACCGGCGTCGAAGCTACCACGACCGGAGGGCGCGTCGCTAACCTGGCTACCCGCGCGGCGGGCGGTGCTGCTACTGGCGGCACGGTTGCGGCACTGGTCAACCCGGACGAGGCCGCCACGGGCGCTGTCATCGGCGCGGCGCTGCCGGTCGCAGCAGCGCCAGCCGCGTCTTGGCTGGTCAGTAAAGGCGCCAAGCTGTACTCGATGCTGCGCGGTGAGGCCGGGGCGGATAAGGCCCGGCAGATCATCAAGGACACCCTAGGGGCGTCTTACGACAAGGCGCTGGCAGCCCTGCGGGCGGCCAAGCCTGGGGACACGGCGCGGGACGTATTGGCGCGTGAGGGTATCAACGCGGACGCTTTCATGGCGCTGGGCGAAGCCGTGGAAAAGCGCGACCTGTCCGGGTTCTACCGCCTACAGAAGGAGGCCGTTGTCGCCAGGGACCAAGCGCGCCTAGCCCGGCTGGCGCAGGGCGGCACACAGACCGAAGCCCGCACGGCGCAGAGAGTCAACGCTAGAAACCTAAACGCCCTCACCGGCCCCTTGCGGGAAACCGAGCTGGCGGCCGCCAATACGGCGGGCCGCGTGCTGCCGGGGTTGACCGAGCAAAAGAACAGGTTCGCCGCCGCTGCCGGCCAGAACGTCGAGGACGTTCGCCGGCTAAAGGAAGCCGAAGATATAGCCCGGTTCGAGGCTGTTGGTCGTCAGTCCGGCAACGCGCCAGCGGACGCCGCCCGCGTCAAGTATACCCTGAGCCTAGCCGACCTTGCGGAGCGCAAGGCGGGCGAGGCCGCTGACCGCAGTCTGCTGTTTGGCGACGTGGCGCGCGAGGTAGACCGCCGCGCGGCCAGTCTTGATGCATACGGCCTGAAGCCGTTGGACATTGACGGCGTGGTTTCTAAGCTAGAACAGAAATCCCGTGCGCCGGGCACCCGTGCGGACCCGGTGCAGGTGCGCACGCTATCCGACGTGGCGGCGCAACTGCGTAAACTGGCGGACGACAACGGCGGCATCATCGACGCCGAAGACCTGTACCAAGTCCGCAAGACCTTCCTGAACGATTCCATCGAGAAGCAGTTGGCGGGGTTGGACCCCAAGACTGCCAAGAAACGCGTGGCGGGACTGTTGACCGACATCAAGCCGTTGATAGACGACGCTATCGAGGCGGCAGGCGGCAAGAAGTGGCGCACATACTTGGAAACGCACGCTGCCGGGGCCGAAGAAAACGCCCGCCGCAAGTTGTACGCCAAGGCGCTCGGCATGTACCAGAAGTCGCCTAACACCTACCGGGAGCTGGTGCGCGGCGACAACCCCAAGGCTGTCGAGAAGATTTTTGGCGCTGGCAGCTACGACATCTTCAAGCAGATGAGCAAGGGGTCCGGCCCGCCAGCCATGAAGATCATGCAGGGCGTATCGAAGAACCTGGAGCGGGCCGAGACGATCAAGACCCAGGCGGCAGCCGGCCAAGGCGGCTTGCAGCGCGTGCTGGACAAGGACACGTCAAATCTACGCCTGCCTAACTTCTTCAGTTACAAGGCGACCGTCACCAACGAAGTGCTGGATATCCTGCAAAAGCGCGTGTCGGACAAGACGCTCTCCGCGTTCGAGAAGGCGTTCAAGTCGGGCAAGAACATGGCAAGCGCGCTGGATTCGTTGCCGGTGCAAGAACGCAGCCAGGTTTTGAAGTTGCTAGCCGACACGAAGAATTACCCCGCAAGCGTATCCCGCGCGGGTGTGCTGGCGTCAACGCCGCGCAACACCATGTCTGAAGAACCCCGCAACCGCATGAGCCAGTAGAGCCTAGCCTATTTCACCAACCGTGCCGGTGGCACAACCATAAAGGAACTACAATGTTTTCAGGCTATAAGACTTACATCGTTGCCGCTGTTTCGGTTATCGGCGCCATCGCCGCCTACCTGACCGGCGAAGCCACCGTCATGCAGACCGCGCAGTTGTGCGTCAGCGCCATCCTCGCGGCCTGTGTACGCAACGGCATCGCGGCCTAATGCTGGCTTTCCTTGCCCCGTTCTTTCAGCTTCTCAGCGGCCTTATGGGCTACTTCCGAGACAAAAAGCTGACGGACGGGGCGGTGGCCGAAGCTAAGGTTGCGTCTCTACAGGCGGAAGTGCATGATATACAGGAAGCAACTAAGGCTAGGGACGCTGTCCGTGCTGCTACTGCTGATCCAGGCGTGTTGCGGCAGCCAGACCCCAATTCAAGGGACTAACCACGCGACGTTCTGCCAGATCGGAAAAGTTATTAAATTCTCTCGTCTGCACGATACTGACGAAACTATTGAACAAGTGAAAGAACACAACGCAGTTTACGCAAAGCTGTGTTTGGGCATACCGGCTAACGGGCAGTAAACCCACCAAGCCTTTTGAGAAAGACTTAACGCCAATGGTGGACGCAGTAGACCAAACGGCCCGCGATGGCGTGGCAAGGGCGCTTGCGATGATCGAAGCACATGAGCGTGTCTGCGAAGAACGAGCAAAGGAAAGCAATACTTGGCGGAACATGCTGTCCGACAAGTTGGACAACTACTTTTCGGGCGTGGACGCCCGGCTTGCTAACCTGACGGGGCAGGTGTCAAAAATTTACGGGCAGATGTGGGCCGTGGCCGGCGCCGTCATAACCATATTGCTAGCCGCCATTGCATATCTAATTCAGAACCACGGGCTTTAGACAGGCATGACCATCGCGCTGGGTTCAAAGTCCGTCGAACGCCTCACGGGCCTGCACGCGGATCTGGCGCGCGTGGTACACGCCGCCGCCCGCGCGTCCGACTTGGACTTCTGCGTCCTCGAAGGTCTGAGGACGTTGGACCGGCAGAAGCAACTGCTGTCCCAAGGGGCGACCACTACCCTGAAGTCCCGGCATCTGACGGGTCATGCTGTAGACCTAGCAGCCATGTCTGACGGCGAAATCCGCTGGGACTGGCCCCTGTATCACAAGCTGGCGGTCATCGTTAAGACCGCCGCTGCGGCGGAGAATGTGCCGTTGGAGTGGGGCGGTGACTGGCGAAAGTTCAAGGACGGCCCGCACTGGCAACTGCCATGGGCCAGCTACCCGGCGCGCGGTCACATAATAGCCCCGTAATTGTAATTCGGGCTTCTAAGCCCGGCCTTGACGGGCGGCGTGCGTTCGGTAATGGATGGGCAAACCGCGTTACAGATGTTGAGCTAGAAGCCAAACAAATCCGCATTTATATACTTGATGTACCGAATGGCGCTGCGCAATAAAGTTGCGCGTGACAGGCCGGACCTCAAACGGGCAGCCCCCGGCGTATAGATGCGATAATTGACCGTGGGGCTGCCGTTAAGGGCGCGCTCGTGTCAGGCAAGGAAGAGGCTAGTCATCCATTTCGTATCTCAAATGAGATGATCCAAGCCGTTGCTGTCGTTCTGCGAGAATCAGGGATGCTGATTCCCGAAGCCGAGAGACAATCGGAGGCTCTGGCGTGGGACTGTCTACTTGCCGCCCGCGCCTCATTGCCGCTTGGGCGCTAATATAATCAAGGCCAACATTAATTTCGGAGAAATGCGCCCGGCTCTGTATCGTCGTACAATACGTCAAAATCTATAGCCACGCGGATTGACTTCATTTTATTTCCCTCGGCGCCCGTCAACTGAACGCCATAATTTCTTTCCGTTCGCGGGAGACGCGCAGGGCGCTATACCGCTGGTGCAGCCGGCGCAGGATGACGCGGCGGCGTGCGCCGCTGCGTTCCGCCGTCAGCAAAGCCAAGACTTCCGCCTCCGACAGCGACGTGAGCTTATCGTTTAGCGTCCGCCAATTAATTACGTCCATTTTTCAATTCCTCTAGTGCTATGTCGGACACGGCGCGCTTGTCGTGCAGCGACGCCCAGATCCGTTCGTCAATAGTTTTATTACCAATCAAGACGTAACACCAGACATCATGTGCTTGGCCGCTGCGGTGCAGGCGGCCCACGGTCTGCTCGAACAGTTCCAGGGACCACGGCAGCGACACGAATACGACCTTGCTGCCGCCGTACTGGAGGTTTAGGCCGTGGCCGGCGGACTTGGGGTGTACCAGCAGCAGCTCGATCTGCCCTGCGTTCCACCGCTCGATGGCCCGGTCGTCGTCGATGGTCTGCGACTGCGGGTAGCGGCGCTGGAGTTCGGCCAGCTCCTCTTTGTAGTTGTACACCACCAGCGTGTTGGCGTGCTGGTTCTCGGCCAGCAGCTCGTCCAGCCGGTCAAACTTGTGGCTGCTGAACCAGTGCGCCGATTGTTTCTCGTGAAACTTCCCGCCGGCCACGGGCGTCGAGGTCGTGTCGTAAACGAACCCTGACGCCATCTGTTGCAACTTGGTCGCAACCGCAGCGGCGTTCAGCGCGACAATCTGGTCGTTGCCAAACGTGACCAAGAAGTCCCGCTTCATCTTTTCGTAGGGTTCGCGGTCGTCCAGGTCGCAGCGCAACTCGACCGTGTGCAGCGCCGGCAGCGTGTCGCTGTACTCCCCCGGCTCCAGTACGAAAGTCGAGGGCTTGATACGCTCCATAACCTGCTCCAGAGCCCCTACGCGGGGCTCCCACTGGCCGAAATCCCGGTTGATGCACACGAAGTACTGCTGGAGGAACGCGCCCTTGGCGCGGCCTAGGAGGGCCTGGTCTACAACCTTGCACTGGCCGAACACGTCCTCCAGCCCGTTAGAGGTAAACGACCCGGTCAGGCCCCAGCGCACCCGGCACTGGTCTATCTTGTCAAGCAGCGCCTTGAAGCGTTTGCCAGACGGGTTCTTCAACCTTGTCAGCTCGTCGAACACGATACCGTCGAAACCTACCAGCGAGGACACCGACTGTAGGTTGTCGTAGTTCGTCACGACAACCTGGGTATCGGCGGCGAACGCGGCCTTACGCTGCGCCGGCGTGCCCAGCGCAACAGACATCGTCAGTTTTGGCGCCCACTTGAGCCGCTCGACCGGCCAGACATCACGGCACACACGCTTGGGGGCTAATACCAGCCAACGCGTCACAAGACCCTCGCGACTAGCGTCATGCATCGCTGTTAGGGTGATCGCGGTCTTGCCCGCGCCGACTGGCGCCAGGATCATGGCACGATCCCGCCCGAACAGAAAGTCGGCAGCTTCGTCCTGGTAGGGGCGCAGGGTCAGGCCGCCCATGCGTCGATCTCCTCTTTCGACCACAGGCAGGCGTAGTTCTGGTGCAGTTTCTGCATCTCAAGGGCGAACACTTGCTGCAACGGCGAGATGCGCCCGCCAATTTTTTTTATTTCTACAAACCAGGTCTTGCCGTCCGGCATACAGGCGATGCGGTCGGCCACGCCGCGCTGCGTCGGGGACTTAAACTTGTAGGTTTGGCCCCCGGCGCGGCGGACGGCCCAGACAAAATAGCGTTCGATTTCAGCTTCGGTCATGCCCTAGACATAGCGCGCAAAAAATTATTGTCCAGCCTCTTGTAAAACATTTTTGTGCGTGTATGTTACAGGCTCAAACACGAGAGGACGCTAAAATATGGCTGCACACTCCAAGATCGTCGGCGGTTCGACCGCCAAGCGCGTGATGAACTGCCCCGGCTCGGTGGCGCTGTCAGCGACGGTCCCGCCCAAGCCATCCAGCACATACGCAGACGAGGGCACCCTGCTGCATGACGTTATTGCCAAGGTGCTGGACGAGAGCCAGCCGCCGTCCTTTTACCTCGGGACCACCTACCAGGGCATCACGCTGACCGAAGACCTGATCGACCGCAAGCTAGCGCCGGCGCTGGCCGCGCTGGAAGAGATCGACCCCACGCAGGACATGGTTTACATGGCCGAGGCGACCGTTGGGTTCGGCAACCTCATCCCCGGCGTTTTTGGTAGCGCGGACCTGCTGGGCCGGCTTGACGGTCGCGCCATCGTCTTGGACTGGAAGTTCGGCGACGGCGTCATGGTGTCGCCCGAAGAGAACGAACAGTTGCTGTTCTACGCTGCCGCAGCGCGGCGGACGCCTGAGACGGCGTGGGCGTTCATAGACGCGACCGAGGTCGAGCTTATCATCGTCCAGCCGCCCTACGTTAAGCGTTGGGTTACCACGGTCGAGCGCGTGCGCCAGTTCGAGTACGACCTGACGGTGGCCGTCAAGCGGGCGCAGGCCCCCGACGCCGAGCTTGCGATGGGCGACCACTGCCGCTGGTGCCCGGCCAAGGCGGTGTGCCCGCTGATGACCGGCGCGGTTGACCGTGCGCTGAAGACACAAGTGACGACGCTGGACGCCGCGTCCATCGGCGCGTACTTGGACCAGGCCAGCCTAGTCGAGCAGTGGCTTGCGGACGTGCGCGGGTTGGCGCAAACCATGCTTGAGGCCGGCACTGTCGTGCCGGGCTGGAAGATGGTCCCCAAGCGGGGCCTCCGTCAGTGGGTGAACGAAGACGGCGCTGCTGCTGCGCTCAAGGCGGCGGGGCTGGGCCGCGAAGATATTTATGCAGAAAAGATTGTGTCTCCGGCGCAGGCTGAAAAGCTGCTAAAGAAGACGAAACAAGTTTTACCGGACGGCCTAGCCGTCTCGGTATCCTCGGGTAACACGTTGGCTCCGGAGAGCGATCCCCGGCCCAGCGCGTTGCAAATCGGTCAGCAAATCACTGCTGCCCTAGCTAAAATGGTCAACTGAAGGATAATAATCTAATGTCTAACTCTCTTGTTGCTTTTGGCGGCGCTAACTTGCCGTCCGTTACGTCGCTCTCGTCGGCGCTCCGTTCTATCCAGGCCGGTGCCAGCCCCGCTGGTTCGGTCATCCTGAAAATGGATAAGACCGGCCACTGGGTGTTTGGTGCTGACCAGACGGAAGTCGAAGATACCTCGACTTGGGCCATCAACCCGTTCTCGTTTGTCCACGGCTATATCGCCTGGGGCGACGGCGAGGTTCTTGGCGAGAAGATGTGCAGCGTTACAGAACCGCTGCCCGAACTCGACATGGCCCCGACGGGTGCAAAACGCGGGTGGGAAATGCAGGTGGGCATGAGCCTGCGCTGCATGAGTGGTGAAGACGAGGGCATGGAAGCGCGTTATTCGGTGACTTCGGTCGGCGGTAAGCGCGCTGTTCAGGCGCTGGCGGTTGCCATTGCTGAACAGGTCGATAAGGACCAGACCCTGCCTGTGCCGGTGGTGACTCTTAAGAAGGAACACTACCAGCATAAGTCCTACGGTCGCATCTTTACACCAGTCTTTGAAATTGTGCGCTGGGCTGGTATTGATGGAGAACCATCGGCTAAGGCTTCGGACGGTCAGCCCGGAGCAGCAGCCGCCCCTGTCGAAGAGCCGCGCCGTCGTCGGCGCTCGGTCTAAGAAGGGAAACGCGATGGTGGGAGCGGCGGTCGCAGGCCGTCCCCACCAGAGCCTTACACCATGAAACTCTGGCTTGACTTCGAAAGCAGAAGCCGGTGCGACCTCAAGGGGCGCGGCGTCTACAATTACGCGCAGGACGCCAGCACCGAGGTGCTGTGCATGTCCTACGCCTTCGACGACGGCGAGGTGGTGTCCTGGCGTCCCGGTGATCCATTCCCCGAGCAGGTGCGTAACCATACCGGCCAGATCCGCGCGCACAACGCCGCGTTCGAGCGCCTGATCTTCTGGTACGTCCTCCAGATCGACTTCAAGCTGGAGCAGTTCTACTGCACCGCCAGCCAAGCCCGCGCCAACTGCGCGCCGGGCAGTCTTGAAGACGTGGGCCGGTTCTCGGGCGCGTCCATGAAGAAGGACCACAAGGGCGGCGCGCTAATCCGGCTGCTGTCGATCCCGCAGGCGGACGGTCAGTTCCGCGACGACCCCGCCAAGATGGCCGAGATGGTGGCCTATTGCGAGCAGGACGTCCGCGCCATGCGGGCGTTCAGCCAAGCCATGCGCGACCTGTCCGACACCGAACTAGCTGACTACCACGTCAACGAGCGCATCAACGACCGTGGCGTCCTGCTGGACCTGCCGCTGGCCCAGGCTGCGGTGCGCTACGCCGACGCCGAGATGACCGAGATCCAAGACATCGTGCGCGAGGTGACCGCCGGCGAGATCAGCAGCGTCCGCAGCCCCAAGATGCGCGGCTGGGTGATGGACCGGGTCGGCCCCGAGGCTACCAAGCTGGCTACGGTCTACAAGGACGGCGTCCCCAAGCTGTCCATCGACCGCAACGTCCGCGCCAGCCTGCTAGTGCTGGCCGAGGAGAACCCCGCCGAGGTGCCCCCGGACGTGGCCGAGGTTATCCAGTGCGCCGATGACCTGTGGGCGTCGAGCGTCGCCAAGTTCAGCCGGGCGGCGTCCCTGGCCGACGAGGAGGACCACCGGGTGCGCGGCGCGTTCGTGTTCGCCGGCGGCGCTGCCACCGGGCGTGCGTCGTCGTTCGGGCTCCAGGTCCACAACTTCCCCCGCATCTGCGCGGACGACCCCGAGGCGGTGCGCCGCGCGATGGTTCGAGGCCATGAGATCGTCCCCCTGCACGGCAAGCGCGTCACCGACGTTCTCAAGCGCATGCTGCGCCCGTCACTGATGGCATCGCCCGGCAAGAGCCTAGTCGTTGCCGACTGGGCGTCGGTCGAGGCGCGGGTAACGCCGTGGGCGTCTAATCGCCCCGCCGGCGTAGACAAGCTGGAACTATTCCGGGCGGGCGAGGACGTCTACAAGGTCAACGCAGCCGCCACCTACCGGGTGCCGGTCGCTGACGTTACCAAGGCCCAGCGGCAGGTCGGCAAGGTTCAGGAGCTTGCCTGCGGGTTCGCGGGGGGCGTGGGCGCCTTCGCGGCGATGGGCCGGGTCTACGGCGTCGTCATGGCCGAGAGCGAGGCCCTGCGTATGGTCAACGCGTGGCGCCGGGCTAACCCCTGGTCGGTGCCCTACTGGCAAGACCTGGAGCGCGCCTACACGGCGGCGCTGCGGTATCCGGGACGGGAGTTCGGCGCGGGACGCGTAACGTATTATTACGACCGCCAGCATCTCTGGTATATCCTGCCCTCGGGACGTATCCTATGCTACCCCTTCGCACGTCTGGACGAGGATGGTCCGACATACGTTAAAGCCGCATGGAAGCCGGGCGCGGACGCTAAAGAATGGCCCCGCGCACGTCTCTGGAAGGGTCTGGCGTGCGAGAATATCACCCAGGCCATCGCCCACGATTTGTTGCGAGAAACGCTGCGGAAGCTGGACGAGGCCGGGCACGAGGTTGTGTTGCACGTCCACGACGAAATAATTTTGGAATGTACGGACGCACCGAGAGGCGCTGAGGTACTGCTGACTGCAATGCGTACACCGCCTGCTTGGGCCGAGGGCTTGCCTCTCGATGCTGAGGTGGCAATCATGTCGAGATATGCGAAATAAGGAGACGAAATGGCTGACCGCCGCGCTTTCATCGAATACATCACCGGCCTAGCAATGGAGGGCGAGACAGCCCTGCTGGTGCGCCAGAAGCCTTGGATGCGGGACAACGAGCTACAATACCATGCGGACGGGACGCTCAAGTGTACCTGGCCGGCCTACCTGCCCACCCATGAGGTGAAGGACGGCCAAGCCTGGTACGCCAATACGGGCGCGTTCATCTTGGACCGTTTCGTAGACGGCAAGCTGTCGGCGGCCCGCGATTATTGCGACTTTGTCCTGGTTATGATGCTGGACGACATCGGCACCAAGTCCAAGACCCCGCCGCTGCCGCCGACTTGGATCATGGAGACGTCGCCGGGGTCGTTCCAGTGGGGTTACGGCTTCAGCGACCAGCCTACTAAGGGCCGGTTCACCGCCGCCATCCGCGCCATAGCCGAGGCGGGCTACACGGACCCAGGCGCTACGAACGCCGTCCGCAACTTCCGCCTGCCGGGGTCGGTTAACCTCAAGCCTGGGCGCGACCTGTTTGCGTCGCGCTTGGTCGAGTTCCACCCGGAGCGGGAATACACCCTAGATCAGATTTGCGAGGCGCTGGGCGTCACGCCGGGCGAGGAGGACGGCGGCGATGTCAAGGCGATCATCCTGCGCGACACCGGCAAGGACACGGTCCTGCAATGGCTGAACGACAAGGGCCTGGTCCTGTCCCAGCCTAACGGCGAGGGCTGGCTGTCCATCGTCTGCCCTAACAACGCCGCGCACACGGACGGGGTCGTCGAGGCCCGCTACAAGCCACTGGATCGGTCGTTCGACTGCTTCCACGGTCATTGTGTAGACCTAGATAGCCGCGCGTTTCTGGACTGGGTAGCCGAGAACGGTGGCCCGCGCACGACGCCGGGGCTGCGCGACGAACTGCTGGCCGAGCGCATGGCGCGGGCTATGGACAAGATCGCGCCCAGCGAGGCGTTCCCTGATGTTGCCAAGGAAGTCGTGGCCGAGGTCGAGCGCAAGGAGCGCGGGCGCGTCGAGAAGTCCGCTTGGTTCGAGCGCTACGCCTACATCCAGACAGATGACTCCTATTTTGACATCCAAGAGCGCGAGGAGGTCACCCGGTCGGCGTTCAACGCCGTCTACCGTCACGTTGACTGCCGGTCGGTTCATAATTCTAAGCAGCGCATACTGCCAGCGCACTGCTTCGACGAGAACCGTCAAGCGGCGGGCGCCAAGGCTCTGGCCGGCATTACCTATTCCCCCGGCGACACCGTCTTCGTGGCCCGCGAGGGCCAAGTCTACGGCAACCGCTGGGTCAACGCGCGCCCCGACGTGTCCGCCGTCCCTCCGGGCGACGTGTCGCCTTGGATGGCGCATTGCGAGGCGTTGCTGCCTGAGCCTAGCGAGTTGAAGCACTGCTTGGACGCTATGGCGTTCAAGGTCCAGAACCCCAAGGTCAAGGTCAACCACGCGATCCTGCACGGCGGCGACGAGGGCTGCGGCAAGGATACCATGTGGGCGCCCTTCATCTGGGCCATCGCCGGCCCGAACCACCGGAACCGCTCGATTGTAGACAACGACAACCTTGCCTCGCAGTGGGGTTACGACCTCGAAGCCGAGGTTATGATCCTAAACGAACTCAAGGAGCCCGAGGCCCGCGAGCGCCGCGCCCTGGCTAACAAGCTCAAGCCGATCATCGCGGCGCCGCCTGAGACACTGACGATCAACCGCAAGGGCCTCCATCCCTACCAGATGGTCAACCGCGTGTTCGTGCTGGCGTTCACGAACGACCCCCTGCCGATCAGCATACCCTCCCAAGACCGGCGGTGGTTCTGCCTGTGGTCCTCTGCCCCTCGCATGGACGCCGACGCAGCCCGCGATTTGTGGGCATGGTACGGTGCCGGCGGCTTTGCGACCATCGCGCGGTGGCTGCACGACCGGGACGTGTCCAGGTTCAACCCTGCTGCTGCGCCCGCCGTCACCGACTTCAAGATCAACATGGTCGAGAGCGGCATGAGTAGCGCCGAAAGCTACTTGGTTGACCTGATGCGGTCACGCTCCGGGCCCTTCGCCAGCGGCGTCTCGGCGGGTCCGTTTCACGTTCTGCTGGACCGGGTCATGCAGTCCGGCATAGTGCCGGCGCACATCAAGATCCCAACGGCGGCGCTGCTTCATGCCTTCAAGGAGGCGGGTTGGCGGGACCGTGGGCGCGTGATGTCGCGCGAGTTGTCTACCAAGAGGCATATTTTCTCGTCGCCGGCTATGGACCACCTGAACAATTCCGATGTCCGCCGGATAGCCGAAATAGAGGCGACCGGCGGGGCCGTGTCGCCCCTCAAGTCGCTAGGCGAGAAGGTCGTCCCGATCCGATGAGGTGCTGGCTATTTCGGCGAGCAGGGAACCGTAACCCATAATGTCCAAAATGCTATCCAGGTGCGTCGGCGTCTCTCGGAGCCGGGCCAGTTTCACGTCCAACATTAGCAGGCAGACGGTCGCGGGCGTGACCGGCACGCCGAGCGTCAGGCTCATGCGCTTGGCAGTTTCTGCCATGTTCGTTCGTGCGTCGCCATATTGCTCGCCGCGTTCGCGGATTATAGCTTGGGTTTGGGCTAGGAAGTCGGCGGCTTTCATTTGACCTTCCGCAGCTTGCTTGACTGCTCAATTCC